AGGTTTAAGAGATGATGGTAGTTATGGTGATGTTTATTTTCAAAGAACTTTAGAAGATTGGGCAAGATTTGATATAAATAATAGAACAACTCATGATGCTTCTATTAGTTCAGGTCTAGCTTTAATGGCTTGTAATAAAAATAAATATCGACCTGTGCCTAAACTTATTAGACAAAATTATGACTTAGGAATAAAAAAATATGATAATAAGGGTCAGTTATCAAAAATTATAGATTAAATGAAAAGTATATACACCAACGGTAGTAGTATTTTCCCTAGCCAAGTGGTTAGTGACGCAGAAAAAGCAAGCTGGGAATATGGTCAGCAAGTGGCCCAAGCTATAGAGCAGGAGTGGTTCAACCAAGGTAGAACTAATGGTAATAGATACTTAACTAGTTGGAACAATTATAATAGATTGCGATTATACGCAAGAGGAGAACAACCTACTCAAAAATATAAAGATGAATTATCTATCAACGGTGATTTATCTTATTTAAATTTAGACTGGAAACCTGTTCCTATTATTTCTAAATTTGTAGACATATTAACTAACGGTATTTCTAATAAAGATTATGATATAAATGCTTTTGCTCAAGATCCAGCATCTCTTCAAAAAAGAACTAATTATGCAGAGTTATTAGCTCAAGATATTTTTGCTAGAGAAACAATGGAAAAAATAAATGCTCAATTAGGTGAAAATTTATTTAATACAAATATACCGGAAGCTCAAATGCCTCAAACACCTGATGAGTTAGAGTTACACATGCAGTTATCATACAAACAAAGCGTGGAGATTGCAGAAGAAGAAGTTATAAATCAAGTACTAGATGTAAATAGATGGGATTTAATAAGAAGAAGAGTTAACTACGATCTAGTTACATGTGGTATAGGAGCTGTTAAAACAGATTTTAATATATCTAATGGAATAACCGTTGATTATGTAGATCCAGCTTATCTAGTATATTCTTATACAGAAGATCCTAATTTTGAAGATATTTATTATGTAGGCGAATTTAAAGCTGTTACTTTACCAGAAATAGCTAAACAATTTCCTAATATTTCAGATGATGAATTATTAAAAATTCAAGAATATCAAGGCAACAAAAGTTATATGTACGGATATGGTAATGGACCGTGGGACGAAAGCGCTGTTCCATTATTATATTTTGAATATAAAACATATAGTGATCAAGTATTTAAAATTAAAGAAACTCCTAATGGTTTATTTAAAGCTATTGAAAAACCAGACACATTTAACCCACCACAAAATGAAAATTTTGAAAGAGTAGGTAGAACTATAGAAACATTATATAGAGGTGTTAAGGTTTTAGGTACTGATATAATGCTAAGATGGGAATTATGTCCTAACATGACTAGACCAATGGCTGATACTACTAAAGTAGAAATGAACTATGCTATATGTGCTCCAAGAATGTATAAGGGGAGAATTGATTCTACTGTGAATAGAATTACTGGGTTTGCAGACATGATTCAAATAACTCATTTAAAACTTCAACAAGTTATAGCTAGAATGGTACCGGATGGTGTGTTTTTAGATATGGATGGGTTAGCTGAGGTTGATTTAGGAAACGGTACTAATTATAATCCAGCTGAAGCATTGAACATGTATTTTCAAACGGGTTCTGTTGTAGGTAGATCATTGACTCAAGATGGTGAATTAAATAGAGGTAAGATACCAGTTCAAGAATTACAAACATCAGGTGGTCAAGCAAAAATACAAAGTTTAATTAGCACGTATAATTATTATTTACAAATGATAAGAGATGTGACCGGATTAAACGAAGCTAGAGACGGAACGCTGCAGGATAAAGATACTTTAGTAGGTTTACAAAAACTAGCTGCTCAAGCATCTAATATAGCTACTAAACACATTAACAACGCTAGTTTGTTTTTAACTCTTAGAGCTTGTGAAAATATTTCTAAAAAAGTAGGAGATATGTTAGATTATCCGTTAACTGCAGAATCTTTAAAAAACAGTATAACTAATTTCAATGCTATTACTTTAAAAGTTGTCTGGAGGAGGTATTGATTTAGAAGATGCAATAGAAATAAGACAAATACGTAATTTAAAATTAGCAAATCAAATGCTAAAAATGAAACGTAAACGTAAGTTAGCAAGAGAAAGACAAATGCAAGCTGAAGCAGCTCAACAACAAGCTCAAGCTAATACTCAAGCAGCACAACACGCGGCTGAAGCTGAGGTTCAAAAACAACAAGCTTTAACTGCTGAAAAAGTTAACTTAGAACAAGCTAAGTCTCAATTTGAAATACAGCGTATGCAAACTGAGGCGGAAATAAAAAGACAATTGATGGCTGAAGAATTTAATTATCAGTTACAATTAGAGCAAATGAAAAACCAACGTGAATCAAACAAAGAGCAAATGATTGAAGAATTTTGAAGCTCAAGGTGGGCAACAACCAACTATTTAGTATTAATTATTTAATTATATTATATTATGGCTGAAGAAACAGTAAAACAAGAGGGAGACTTTTCTTTAAAAGGAAAGGTTAAACCTAAAAAACCAAAACAATTAGACATAGCTAATAAAGAAATAGCTAAAATTGATTTAAAGAAAAAACAAGAAAAGGTCACCGAAGAAGTACCTAAAATGGATTTAACTAAAAAACCAGAAGAAAATGCCGTTCAAGAGCGAAAAACAGAGGAAGTTCCTGTGGGCGAAACACCCGGAGATAGCAAGAAAGTGGACGAACAAGTACGGGTCAGCGATACAGATGTTAAAGAAGAATCTTCGCTCGAAGTTATTGAAGAAATAACAGAAGAAGTTAAACCAAAAGAAGAAGTTACCAGAAAATGTAGAAAAATTAGTTACATTTATGAATGAAACTGGTGGAACAGTAGAGGATTATGTAGAACTTAATAAAGATTATTCTAAACTAGACAATGATCAGTTATTAAAAGAATACTTAAGAAAAACAAAACCTCATTTAGACTCAGAAGATATTAATCTTATAATGGAAGATTATCAATATGATGAAGAGTTAGATGAGCAAAAAGATATACGTAGAAAAAAACTAGCTTATAAAGAAGCTGTTGCTAACGCTAAAAAAGATTTAGAAAATAAAAAATCTAAATACTACGCTGAAATAAAACAGCGACCAGGTGTTACTCAGGATCAACAAAAAGCTATGGATTTTTTCAATCGTTATAATAAACAGCAAGAAACTATAAAGCAAACTCAGGAAAATTTTAGAACTCAAACTAAAGATTTATTCCAAAATGAATTCAAAGGTTTTGATTATTCAGTAGGAGATAAAAAATTTAGATATAAAGTTCAAGATCCTGAAAAAGTTGGCCAAACACAAGCTAATATTGAAAACTTTGTTAATAAATTTTTAGATAAAGAAGGAAATATTGGTGACATGGCTGGTTATCATAAAGCTTTATATGCTGCGATGAATGCTGATAAACTAGCTTCTCATTTTTATGAGCAAGGTAAAGCAGACGGAGTTAAAAACTTAGTCAAACAATCAAAGAATCCAGCTACAGAAGCGCCGAGGCAGGTTGCCAGTGGGGACGTATTTGTTAAAGGGTTTAAGGTAAAAGCTGTAAGTGGAGCGGATTCATCAAAATTGAAAATCAAAAAACGAACATTTAATAATTAAAATTTAGAAAAATGGCTTTAACCCCACAATTTGGTACTATTGTACCAAGTCAAACGCAAGAAGTCTTACAATCTAACTATTTACAGTGGACAGATAAAGCAGCTGCTGATTTTGCGGATTTCGCACAACAGTATTTGCCTGAGATCTATGAAGCTGAAGTTGAAAGATATGGTAATAGAACTTTATCTGGATTCTTAAGAATGGTTGGTGCTGAGCTTCCTATGACAAGTGACCAAGTAATCTGGTCTGAACAAAATAGATTACACATAGCATACGATAACGCTACTTTTGTTAGTGCTACCGGTGTTATTACACTTAACCCAGGTGCGGTTGCAGGTGTATACAATGTTATTTCTCCAAGATCAACAGTTGTCGTTATGGACGACTTTGGTGCTGAAGCGAAATGTTTTGTATCTGCTTCAACTCCAGGTGCTGCTGGAACAATTACTGTACAACCTTACACAGCTGCTAACTTAGCAGGAGCTGGTTTAGTAGGTGCTGTAAAAGTATTTGTTTACGGTTCTGAATATTTCAAAGGTTCTACTACTCCAAATTATTCTGGAGCTGGTGCTGCTACAGGTAATGAATACATTAGTGTTGATCCACAATTTACTCAATACCAAAACAACCCTATCATCATTAGAAACAAATACGTTGTAAATGGTTCTGATATGGCACAAATCGGTTGGGTAGAAGTTGCTACAGAAGATGGAACTGGTGGATACTTATGGTATCTAAAAGCTGAGTCTGAAACAAGACTTAGATTTGAGGATTACCTTGAAATGATGTGTGTTGAAGGTGAATTAAATACAGGTGGTGCAATTGCTGCTGGTGATAAAGTAAAAGGTACTCAAGGTCTTTTTGCTGCTATCGAAGACAGAGGTAATGTACAAGTTGGATTTGCTGCTGCTACTGGTATCAGTGACTTTGACGGTATTTTAAGAAACTTAGATACTCAAGGAGCTATTGAAGAAAACATGCTTTTCTTAGATAGACAAACTGCTTTAGATTTTGATGATATGCTTGCTGCTATATCAGCTGGATCTGCAGGTGGTACTGCTTTTGGATTATTTGAAAACTCAGAAGAAATGGCTTTAAACTTAGGTTTTAGCGGTTTTAGAAGAGGTTCTTATGATTTCTATAAAACAGACTGGAAATACTTAAATGACGCTTCTACACGTGGTGCTATGACTGGACCAAACTCTATTGAAGGAGTTTTAGTTCCTGCTGGTACTACTACTGTTTACGATCAAATTTTAGGAACTAACATCAGAAGACCTTTCTTACACGTAAGATATAGAGCTTCTCAAGCTGATGATAGAAGAATGAAATCTTGGTTAACAGGTTCTGCAGGTGGAGCATTTACTTCAGATCTTGATGCAATGGAGGTTAACTTCCTTTCAGAAAGATGTTTAGTAACTCAAGCTGCTAACAACTTTGTATTATTCAAAGGAGTGTAATTTTTATATAGGTAAGGGCGCTTCGGCGCCCAATACCTTAATTATTTAATTTTATTATATCATGAAAAAAAAGAAACAAAAAGAAGTGGTAGTTGAAGAAACTCCACAAGTAGAAGTAGCGGTTGCTACTCCTAAAAAACCAGTTAAAAAAGATAGCTGGGAAGTAAAAGATAGAACTTATATACTTAAAGGTAAAAAAGAACCTTTAACTTATACTATACCTAGTAGACACACAAGAAGACATCCATTATTGTGGTTTGATACAGAAAAAAATTCTCAAAGAGAATTAAGATATGCAACTAACATGAGTTCTCCATTTGTTGATGAACAAAAAGGAGAGGTAACATTAGGGCATATTACTTTTAGAGACGGTACTTTAAATGTTCCTAAATTTGTATCACCCAATGCTTAAAACTAAATATTATGAGCATGTCCCACAAATGGTAGCAGAAGATGAGCTAGAAAAAATAGAATGGGAAATAGAAGCTTTAAACGCTGCTAGAAATATGGACATAGATATAGCTGAAGCTATTGTAAGAGTAGAATATGGATCAAAAGTAAATAACTTATCTTCTAAAGAATTAAGAAGAGACTTGTTAATACTTGCAAAAACTAATCCTAAATTATTTTTATCATTAGCTGCAGATGAAAATGTACAATTAAGAAACTTTGCTATTAATGCAATAGAACAAAATATAATTACTTTATCGCAAGATCAAAGATCAATTCATTGGGCTAGTAATGATAGAAAGTTAATGACAGTTCCATTTGATGAAAATCCTTATTCAGCATTAGCTGCGTGGTTTAAAACAGATGAAGGTGTAGAAGTATTTAGATCTATAGAAAAAAGACTAAATTAAAATAATAGGGGCGGATTCGTCCGCCTCTTTATTAAAATAAAAATATAATGGTAAACGTAAACACAGTATATCAAACAGTACTATTAATCCTTAATCAACAGCAAAGAGGTTATATAACTCCAGACGAGTTTAATAAAATAGCTACACAAGCTCAATTAACGATGTTTGAAGCGTATGCTAGTGATTTAAATCAACAATACCGTTTACCAGACAACGATACAGAATATGCTGATCGTGTAAAAAATATACAACAAAAATTACAGTTTTTTCAAAGAGTTGGATCAACTGCGTATGTAGGCCCTGAGTTTAAATTAAACACTGCTGGTGGTGATGTTTTATACAGGTTGGGTTCTATATTTTATAAAGATATTGAGTTAGGTCAATATTCACAAAGAAACGAGATAACACAATTATTACTTTCCCCGTTAACTCAACCCACTGAAAAATTTCCTATATATTTATATGAGAATGATAAATTATATGTGTATCCTACAACGATACAAAGCAATGTGACATTTTCGTATTTAGCTAAACCTAGAGATTCTGTTCAATTTGACTTAGATGTAACCGAACAAGATGAGTTAATAATGAGAATATTAGCGTATGCTGGGGTAATAATACAAGATCCTACTATTATACAAACAGCTTCACAAGCGGTTGCTAATCAAGATAACAACGAAAAACAATAAGATATGCCAATTCCAAATGGAGGTTTAATAACCGAAACTAATCAACAATATTACGTATGGTTTAAATAATTTTAAACTTTATAGCAGTGCAGATGGAATAACTTATACAGAATATGTTTTAGAGTATCAAGTAAGGGATAATGTTGTAACTTTAGCTGCTCCACTAGCACAAAATAATATTTTAGTTTGTCAATTAAAAAGTTTAACAGGTGGTGCGTACGGAAATAGAGACGCGTATGGTGTTACAGTTGAAGAAAATTATGGTAGTTATGCATACGTTACTTTAGGTGATGTTATCAACAACTTTATTGTAGGATATGTTGGAAAAGATAAATTAATATCAGATGTAAAAAGAACCGATGTAATATTTCACGCTAAAAGAGGTTTACAAGAGTTTAGTTATGACACGTTGAAAAGCGTTAAGTCTCAAGAATTAACTATACCTCCAAACCTAAGCGTTATTCTTCCTCAAGACTATGTTAATTATGTTAGAATGTCTAGAATAGATACTTTAGGTGTTCAAAGAATAATATATCCATCAAACAATTTAACTAATAGTCCTTATGAAATGCCTATTCAAGATAGCATAGGAACTCCTACTCAGGATTGGAATGCAGATAATTTAGAGGGTGGTTCTATAACTGAAGAAAGATGGGATAGAGCTAATACAAATCTAATAAGTCAAGATTATAATATGGCTTTATTCAATGATGGTTTTGCTTGGGCTGGATATAACTGGGGTAATGGTAATTACTGGAATTGGGGTGAACAATATGGAATGTC